TGTTGGTTCAGAAAAAGATGGCGTAGGTATCACAATGCCTAAAGGTCAACCACAAGAAACACAAGGTCGCAAAGATATTGCTACACCAGTTAAATCTGATGCAACAACTTATGAAAATATTCGTGACCGTATTGCAGGTAAATTAGCACCACAAACAATGCAATCTAATCCAGGTGCTACATTTCAAAGCTATTCTGAAGACATTGACGCTCTTATGCAAGGCGAAAATCTTTCAGAAGAATTTAAAGCTAAAGCAACAACAATTTTTGAAGCAGCAGTTCTTTCTCGTGTAGAAACAATTGCTCAAGAAGTTGAAGCTAATTTAACAGAACAATTTGAAGTTGCTGTTGAAGAAATTAAAGAAGATTTAGCTCAAAAAGTTGATGACTATCTTAACTATATGGTTGAAGAATGGATCAAAGAAAATGAAATCGCAATTGAAAAAGGCTTACGTGCTGAAATCGTTGAAGATTTTATTACAGAATTAAGAGATGTATTTGTTAAACACTATATTGATATTCCTACAGACAAGGTTGATGTGGTTGAAGAGTTAGCTGCTAAACTTGAAGAAGCAGAAGACGCTCTCAATGAAGAAATCAAACGTGGTGTCGAATTAACAAAAGAACTTAATGAGCAAAAAAAGGTTGAGGCTATCTACACAGCGTGTGAAGGCCTAACACAAACACAGGTAGAAAAATTAAAATCACTTGCAGAAGGTGTGGAATTTACTACCGATGAAGAATTTGCAGATAAACTTGATGTTTTGAAAGATTCATATTTCAAATCTGATATCAAAGTAGCTGACAGTTCTGCTTTGGATGAAGAAGTAATCATTGAAGAAGAAAAGAAAACTGGTAAAACAGAACACTATGACGCTTCAATTGAACAATATGCTAAAACAATTTCACAAACATTGGTAAAATAATTACCAAGATTTAACAGGGAGATTTAAATGTATTTAACAGAAGAATTACAAAAAAAATGGCAGCCAGTTCTAGAACATCCAGAACTTGAAGCTATTAAAGACCCATACAAGAAAGCTGTTACAGCACTTGTATTGGAAAATCAACAACAAGCTATGAAGCAAGACCGCATGGCGTTAAACGAAGTATCTGATTCAGGCCCAACTAACGTAGCTGGTGGTGTTCAAAACTTTGACCCAATCTTGATTTCATTGGTACGCCGTTCATTACCAAACCTTATCGCTTATGATGTTGCTGGTGTTCAACCAATGACTGGCCCTACAGGTTTGATTTTTGCTATGCGTGCTCGTTACAATGCACAAGCAAATACAAATACAGAAGCATTCTACAATGAGGCAAATACAGTATTCTCTGGTAATACTTCTGCTTCAAATCCTTACGGTTTCCAAGGTACACTTGCAACTGATACTGCAAATACTTTCCAAAACGTAACAAGTGGTGCTACTACTTCTGGTATTGGTATGCCTACAGCATATACTGAACTTTTAGGTTCAGACTCTGGTGGTGCTTTCCAACAAATGGCATTCTCAATTGAGAAAGTTACTGTAACTGCTCAATCACGTGCTCTTAAAGCTGAATACTCTCTAGAATTAGCACAAGACTTAAAAGCAATTCATGGTCTTGACGCTGAAACAGAGTTATCAAACATTCTTTCTACAGAAATTCTTGCAGAAATTAACCGTGAAGTTATTCGTACCATCTACACAACTGCTGTAGCAGGTGCTCAATACGGTACTACAACTGCTGGTTACTTCGACCTTGATACTGACTCAAATGGTCGTTGGTCTGTTGAACGCTTTAAAGGTTTGATTTTCCAAATCGAAAGAGATGCTAACGTAATTGCAAAACAAACTCGTAGAGGTAAAGGTAATGTATTGATTGTTTCTTCTGACGTTGCTTCAGCAATGGCAATGGCAGGCGTTCTTTCATACACACCAGCTTTACAAGCTGACTTACAAGTAGATGATACAGGTAATACATTTGCTGGTATGTTACATGGCCGTATTAAAGTTTACATTGACCCATACTTTGGTGGTTACACAGCTAACCAAGAATTAGTAACTATCGGTTACAAAGGTTCTTCACCATATGATGCAGGTCTTTTCTACTGCCCATACGTTCCTCTCCAAATGGTTCGTGCTGTTGACCAATTTACATTCCAACCAAAAATTGGATTTAAAACACGTTACGGCATGGTAGCAAACCCATTTGCACAAGGTTTAACACAAGGCAATGGTCAATTAAATGCACGTTCAAATGTCTACTACAGATTATTTGGCGTGAAAAACTTAATGTAATTTTATTAAGTTAGTAGTAATCTCAAAGACCACCTTCGGGTGGTCTTTTTTTTGGCTGTATAAATAATAGTATGGTCGCTACTACAAGAACACCTCAGAACACAAATTACTTACAGTCTAGTAAGTTTCTACTCACGTTTAATAGAATTGGATCAATCCAATACTTTCTACAACAAGTAAATATACCTGGCGTCAATCTAGGACAAGCACCGTTTCAAACTCCTTTTCTAGATATCAATTCGCCTGGTAATAAAATGTCATACAATCCATTTTCCATTCGATTTAATATTGATGAGAATTTAGATTCATGGCAACAATTACATTTATGGTTCCGTTCTATAGCTTCACCTGCTGGATTTCAAGAAAGAAATACATTAACTGGTTTACAAAACAAATATAATTTTGGCACTAAACCAAATCTAACAGCATATTCTGATGCCACATTAACTGTGTTATCTTCATTGAATAATCCAATTCTTCGTATTCAATTTTATAATTGTTTTCCAATTACTCTATCAGACATCAACTTTGATACCACTCAATCAGCAGATAATATTCTTACAGCTGATTGTGTTTTTAACTTTGATTATTTTGATATTATTCCTGTAACAAACGCTTGACAAATATAGTGTGTTGTAGTACCATATTGTTTTAATATTGGATTTATATTATGGAAAATTTAGAACAAGTTTTAAAGTTATGGGAAAAAGATGCGGAGATTGACCAGACCGAACCTGGCAAAGAACTCATTCGTATTCCTACACTTCACAACAAATATCTTTCTATTTTAACCAAACACCGTATTGCATCTAAAAAAGCAAACTTTGATTACTTGCGTATGCGTAAATTAAAATGGGAATATTATACAGGCAAAACTTCACAAGAACAATTGGAAGAGTTTGGTTGGGAACCATTTAAATTCACTCTTAAATCCGATGTGTCTACATATTTGGAATCAGATAATGATTTGATTCGTTTGCTAGAGAAAAAAGTATATCACGATGAATGTGTTTCTGTTATTGAATCTATTATGAATGAATTGAAACAAAGAACATGGCAACTTCGTGATTATATTTCATGGGAAAAATTTGTTGGTGGCCAATAAATCTAATATTGCTAAAGGTAGAAATAGTTACGATGCTAATGTATCTAATAGCCTTGTTGCTTTTTTCAACAAGAATATCTCACCTTATCCAACAGAAATTGGTAGTCCAAAATTTGATTTAATACCAATTGAGAAACAAAAAGATGTAATGGTTAATGTTGCTCGTATGCATGCTCGTCAAGAGTATGATAGAATTATGAGTGTAGTCAAGGTATTGCAACAACAAGCTTTAGAGATTAAACAAAGATTAGATGTTACTGATATGGTTCATGGTGCAGTATATGAATTCCAAATATCTCATGGACAAACTTATTGGTTATTATTTGATTCTAAAATTCAAAAAACAAGATTGTGTATTCAAGGACCTAATGATTGGACATCTGGTAAACCAGAAAGTTATGAATACATTTGTCAAGTTAAGTGGTTAGGTGATTATACTTGGATAGAAGTTGATGAGTGATTTAATAATATCTAAAAAAGATGAAGTATATGCTAAGATAACTTGTGAGAAACATTTAGCACAAGAGTTATCGGAGTTTTTTACATTCTTTGTTCCTGGCTATCAATTTGTTCCTGCCTATCGTAATCGAATTTGGGATGGAAAGATAAGGTTGCTAAATCTTCAAAGTAATATCATTTATCTTGGATTACTTTCATATCTTGAAGAATTTTGTGTGTCACGAGGTTATACTTTTGAGTATGACGATACAAGACCTGATATTGAAGATGAATTTTCATTGTATCATGCAAAGAAATTTGCTGATGATTTAAATCTACATTCTAGAGGCCAAAAGATTGAAATAAGAGAACATCAATTGGATGCTTTCTGTCAATCAATGCAAAAACGTAGAGCATTATTGGTATCACCAACAGCTTCGGGCAAATCTCTTATCATATATCTTTTATTCAGACAACTTTTAGATTATCAAAATCTCAAAGGTCTTATTATTGTTCCTACCACATCTCTTGTTGAACAATTATATTCTGACTTTACCGACTACTCATCTGAAAATGGATTTATTGTGAGCGAAAATGTTCACCGTATCTATCAAGGCAAAGATAAAGATGTTGATATGCCATTAACAATATCTACATGGCAATCTTTATATAAAATGCCAAAAGAATTCTTTCATCAATATGATTATATCATTGGTGACGAAGCTCACTTATTCAAAGCACAATCTCTTACTACAATATTAACTTCTTGTATCAATACCAAATATAGAATAGGACTTACAGGAACACTCGATGGTACAAAAACACATAAGCTTGTATTAGAAGGTTTATTTGGTCCTGTTAAACAAGTCACTACTACCAAAAAACTTATTGACAACAAACAACTAGCTGAATTTCAAATTAAATGTTTAGTTTTAAAACATGATGAAGCTATTTGTAAATTAATTAAAAATGCTGCCACTTATCAGAATGAATTAGAATATTTAATCTCATCTGAATCAAGAAATAAATTCATCAAGAACCTTGCTGTGTCTTTGAATACAAACACATTAGTTTTGTTTCAAATGGTTGACAAACACGGCAAAATATTGTATAATATGATTAAAGAAACAAAGAAGATTGGTGATAGAAAAGTGTTTTTTGTTTACGGAGGAACTGATACAGATGACCGAGAAAATATTAGAAAAATTATGGAATCAGAATCTAATGCCATTGTTGTTGCATCTTTTGGCACTTTTTCTACTGGCATTAACATACGCAATCTTCACAATATTATTTTTGCTTCTCCTTCCAAAAGTCGCATACGAAACTTACAATCGATTGGTCGAGGATTACGCCAAGCGGAAGGTAAAGAAATAGCAACACTATATGATATTGCTGATGATTTAAGAGTAGGCAAACATATGAACTTTACTCTTAAACACTTTGTAGAGAGAGTAAAGATATATACTGAGGAGAAGTTTCCTTTCAAAATCTATAAGATAGGATTAAAAGATGCATCAAGTTAAGATATTAAGATTAAACTCTGGCGAAGATGTTGTAGCTAATGTTTTAGTTACAATGGAAGGGCACCAATTACATAACCCAATGGTAGTTAATATCGACCATTCTGGTCCTAAAGCTGATCTTATGATGCATCATTTCTTACCTGTTCAAATTATTAGTAAAAATATTGTTGTTATGGCAAACAACTCTATCTTATGTGAAATACAACCATCTTCTGAATTTGAAGAATATTACAACTCAACTGTTATGAAAATTGCAGATTTACTCCGTGCAAAAAACATTATAGATGAACTATCTAATGAAAACTATGATGATGTTATGGAAGCTATGGAAGAAATTACTTATGGTAATAAGATAATACATTAATTCATATCATAGGCGGACATACAGAACTATACATGATGTCAACCTAATTGTCAAGCGTAAATTATGGAAAATATAAAATAAGATGATATTAATAACTGGTGGTGCAGGATTTATAGGTGGTAATTATCTATGGCATCTTTATAAAGAAAACATACACAGAAATGTGGTTTGTATTGATAATTTGACATACGCTTCAAATATAGATTATATACAACCACTTATTGATAAAAAGTTTGTTATCTTTCACAAAGAAGATATTAGCAGTGCTGAAGGTATAAAAGAACTACTTAATCACTATAAACCTAATTTCATTATCAACTTTGCAGCTGAATCTC